CAACATGTCGCACGGACATAACCCATAGCACACGTATCAAATTCACGTTTAAGTAGTCACCCCCACACGGGGGCTCTGCTCTATCTAAGAGAACTTGAAAGAACTTAGATATTAAACTAGGGACCGTGTTAGGGCTATTGCACCACCACATCAGGGGAACTGTGTAGATGCTTGCTCCACGCTATGTCTTAAAACACAGCCATACCGAAAAGCTCTTCTGCCAGGGGCGGCAATTTGCTATCGATACCTTGGATGGTGGAAATCCAAGCCATATCCTCGGAGGTATAGGAAATGGGTGTCATCAGTTGTTCCTTGTCGATGACTTTGAGTGCAGAGAAGATCTGCTCATACAGCTGGTTGAAATATACCATTCCATGCTGATAAGCGTCCTGCATTGAGTTCTTGATATTTTCGGCCAAGAGCTCATCTGGGGTTGCAAACTTTGAGTCGGCGATCCACAACAAACGATCCTCAATTGACTTCTTCTCCAATGGAGCGAGATAGAAGCCACGGAACTCGTGGTGGGGCACGAAGTCACGCTTCAGGAACGAAACCTTGTCGAGAGTGGTGTACTCCTCGCAGGTTCTCCATGGATTCTTCTGGGCGTCAGTGTAAGTGATACCGTGTTTCTCCATGAAAGCTCCGAAAGTGCGCTGGTTATAGAACTCCAGTGCGTTGTCTGTGACAGCGTCCACGTGATCGTCTCCGTATGCCTTTCGGTCAACGTTTTCATCACAGTGGCGCAAGGCTTTCTTTGATGCGGGTGCCAGGTCCAACCATGCAAGATACATGTACATCTCATTCACGAGACTGTTAAATGGAGCGGTTCCGGGGAATCCCGAAGGCAGTCCTTGTTCGATGTGGATCATTGCGTCGAGGACACAGGTGAACCGATCAAAAGATTCTTGGATCAGAACTTTTCGAACTCGTGCGTTTACGGGACCGTCATCATACCATGCATTTGCTACATCGCAGACAGCGTCGAGAAGCTCTCCCATCTCTGTTGAATCAAATTTCGCATAATCTCCAGCGAAGACCTTCTCCGACATGGCTCTCAGCTTAAGGGCAAGCGAGGTCCACTCGATCGAGGTCGCATTCAGTCCGACTTGGCAGCAAAGCTCGCCACGGTTAACCATCAGCATTGCAATGAAATCAAAGAAATACTGGCGGAACAGAATGGTATAATCAACAGGTAAGATGGTAAAGCATCTCGTGG